TGGTGTGCCTGAATTTATTGTACGTACACCTAGTAGGGAGCTAATATGTCACCCTGTGCCTGACAAGGCATACACTATAGTTTATGAATACTACTCAATGGGTTATGATTTAGAGAACCCTTTAGACGTACCATCTCTACCACAGCAGTACAGATTTGCCATAGTAGATGGTGCAATGTACTACGCATTCCAGTTTAGAGGTGATACCCAAGCTGCAGATGTAGCCTTACAAAAGTTTGAGAAGCAGATAAAAGATTTACGTGTAATAAATATAAATAGAACACCATACCTAAGAGACAGAAGAGTTAGCTTCTAATGGCAACACAATGGACTACATTTCCTATGGAGTTCAAAGGTGGCTTGATATCCAACCTTACTCCACTACAACAGGGTACTAACGCTGTAGGCTCTGCTACTATCTTACAGAACTTTGAGTCTGACAGAGAAGGTGGCTACAGTAAACTAAAAGGCTACAGTAAGTTTAGTGAAACAAAAGTTCCCGGTGGTGGTGAAGTCTTAGCTATGAAAGTTGTATCCTCTGGTAGAGTTGTAACAGCTAGGAAGATGGATACCGCTACTGTAACGGAATATCAAACAGCTACCTCTACAGTAAATGGAGCAGTATCTAGTGCTACAGCAGTATCGTTAGATAACAACACAGCTACATCTGTAGTAAACGGTGCTATCACTAATAAAACTACAGTTGCCCTAGATAAAGCACGTCTTTTTACAGCAGTAACAGGGGCTACTTCTTTAGCTGGTGCAAGTGCTACGTTTAATGTAACAAATACAAATGGTACATATACAGCAGCAATAAATGCAGCAGGTACAGGCTTCAAGGTTAACGAAACAGTAACGGTGCTTGGTGCAAACTTAGGTGGCGCTACTGCAGCAAACAATGCAACAATTACAGTTACCTCTGTTGGCTCTAGTGCTGTCACATATACAAACCCAACGCAATCTGCTTATAGTGGTTCTGGTAGTAGTGCTACATTCAATGTAATTAAAACAGGTACTACATACACTGTAGCGATTACTGCAGCAGGTTCGGGCTATGCAGCTAGTGAAACAATTAAAGTAGTTGGTACACAATTAAATGGTGCTACTACAGCTAATGATGCAACCATAACAATAACTACAGTAGATGGATCAGGTGGTATAACAGGAGCCACTATAGCAGGTACAGGTTTAGCAGAGGGGCCAGTCACAGGTGTTAGTGTTGCTGGTACTGGTGTAAGCTTTACTGGAACTATTACTAAAGGCATGATAGTAACAGGCGCTGGTATCTCTGGTGAAGTAACAGTAAAGACAGTAACAAGTCAAAATAGCATTATACTAGATACTGCTGTATCTCTAGCAGATGATGTTGTACTTAGTTTTATTACTAACATAAAGGCTGGTATGTTTGTTACAGGCACAGGCATATCTGCTGTTGTAAAAGTAGCATCACTAACAAATCAAAACAGCATTGTACTTGACTCAGCACAATCAATATCAGACAATACTGTTCTTACCTTTGGTACGTTTCATTCTACTCAGGTTAATAAAACACTATACTTTCATGGAACAGGAACTACTTGGTCACACATAGGCACAAGCTCCTCTACAAATACTCTAAAGGCTAGATACGCATCCTTTAACTTTACACAAGAAGACAAAACAATATTTGTTGATAGTAAAAGTTACCCAGTTATATTTAATGCCAGTGGAAGTACTATAGCGTCTTTATCATCTTCAAACAGTTCAGATGTACAAGGCGCAGAGAATGTAGCAGTATTTAAAAACCATGCTTTCTACTCCAAGGGCAGTAAGATATTCTTCACAGCACCCAACACAGTAGATGATTTTGCTACAGGAAATGGCGCTGGTACAATAAATGTTGGATTTGATGTTACAGGTATGATAGGCTTTCGTGAACAGCTTATCATCTTTACTACAGATACTATTAAGAAGCTTGTAGGTAGCACTTCATCCGACTTCAAACTAGAACCTATAACAGATAAAATAGGATGTATTAACCCAGACAGTATACAAGAATTTGGTGGTGACGTAGCGTATCTATCTCCTGATGGTATACGTTTACTTAGTGCTACTGATCGTATTGGTGACCTTGCTCTTGACATTGCATCTGATCCAATTTATAAGGATGCTAATGAGTTTATTTCGCAGACAGATGTATTTTGTTCTGTGTTAGTTAGGGGTAAATCTCAATATAGATTATTTGCATATATACCCACAGTACAGGCAGGTAGTGCATCAGGTTTGATAGCAACTAAATTTGTAGCCCAAGGTGGTAGCGGTATAGCTTGGTCTAGAACTAAAGGACTAAAAGTAAACGTAGCAGATAGTACATACTCAGGCGCACAAGAAAGTATTATGTTTGGCAACGATGATGGCTTCTGTTACAGGATGGATTCAGGTAACTCTTTTGATGGTGGTCCTATAGAGTCGATATATGAATCTCCGTTTATGCCTATTACAGACCCACAGATACGTAAGACTATGTATAAACTAACTCTGTATGCACAGCCTACAGGAACAATGAATGTGAGTGTTAATTTTAAGATAGATTTTGATGCAGGTAATGACCCAAGTGTTATACAACCTCCAACTATAACAGTATCTTCAGCAGCAGCAGGTGGTGGTATAAGTTTATTTGGTGCATCTACTTCAGTATATGGAGGATCTGGTGTTACTTATGGTGGTGTACTAGATCAGATATACAAACAAAATTTAGTAGGTTCATTTAAAACAATAGCAATGAGGATCACAGATAACTCAACAAACCCAACCTTTACTCTTGACACAGCAGTGCTTGAGTACAGACAACATGATAGGCAGTAACAATGGCAGGTTATACAAGACAGGCATCAGCTAATATTACCACAGGAAGTGTTATTGACGCTGACGATTTTAATGATGAGTACAATCAAATACAGTCAGCATTCAATGCTAGTACTGGTCACACCCATGATGGTACTGCAGCAGAAGGTGCTGCTATTGAAAAGATAGGACCATCTCAAGATGTAGTAGCTACAGCCTCTGTGCTTAGACCTAAAGCAACTAACACTATAGATCTAGGTACAACAGCACTACAATATAAAGATGCTTTCTTTGATGGCACAGTAAAAACAGATGGACTTACTGTAGATGAAAACGCTGCAATAGCAGGTAACCTGAGTGTAGCAGGTAACCTAACAGGAAGTGGTGTAAGTACTGGCGCAAGAGCAGCATTATCTGCAGGTACTGGTATATCTTACAACAGTGGTACTGGTGTTATCACTTGTACTGTTGATACTCCTGCAGAGGTAGGACTAGGTAACTTATCTAATAATGGTAACAACCTATCAGGTAACTTTACTGCAACAGGTAACGTTACAGCTTTCTCAGATGAACGATTAAAAGAAAACGTTGAAACTATTCAAGGTGCGCTAGACAAAGTATTGCAGATGCGTGGCGTAACTTACAACTACAAGAGTGAACTAAATGACGGTCAGCGTGGTACAGGTGTTATAGCTCAAGAGATGCAGCAAGTTATGCCAGAGGTTGTAGAAGAAGGTCAGTATTTATCTGTAGCTTATGGTAACCTAGTAGGTGTACTAATAGAAGCTGTAAAAGAATTAAAAGCAGAACTAGATCAGTGTAAGTGTAAAAAGTGTGAGTGTGAGTAATGGGCCTACAAAATAGTGGCGCTATAAGTCTAGATGATTTACATGTAGAGGTAGGTGGTACTAGTGGTACTACTTGTTCCTTGAATGATGCTGATATTCGTGCATTGATAGATGTAGGATCTGGAGCAGGTCAAAGTATACAGCAGTACTATGGTCAGTCTTCTGAGACAAGCTTACCTACTGGCGGTAGTCAGATCAACGGACAAGTACAACTAAAAGAAATTACAGTGTCAAGTTATATATCATCTGGTGAAACACTACGAATACCTTCAAATATGTGGGTGTGGTCAGATGACAGAACTAAGGCTGCACTAACTATAGATATAGCATGTACTGTTGTAAATGATGGTAAAATTATTGGTAAAGGGGGCTGGGGTGGTTACTATCCAGGATCAGGTCGTGAAACTGGTGGACCAGCTATTAACGTAACAGCCTCTGGAGTTACTATAACTAATAGTTCTGGTGCTTACATTGCAGGTGGTGGTGGCGGTGGTGCCAACGGTCAGGATGGAGGAGATCCTCAAGACCAAAACGGCGGCGGCGGCGGTGGCGCTGGTGGTGGAAAAGGCGGCAAAGGCTACAGTATATCCTTACACAGTCCAGGAGGTGTTCTTAATGGCACTGGTGGTCACGGATCATACCCCTCTGGTATCGTAATTTATAATGGTGGAGGCGCTGGCGGTGGTGGCGGTGGTGCATACGCCTATCCAGGTGGCGGTGGTGGACGTATACTTCCGGGTACAGGCGGTGTTTTTCTATCAAATAATACGGCTGGTTCAGGTGGATCAGGAGGTAATGCAGGTTATTCTCATGGTAGTCCCGGCCAAGGTAGTATTAGTCACTGCGCTGGAGGAGGCGGTGGCTGGGGTGCTGCTGGTGGTAATGGTAGTGGACCATCTTACCCATATAATATAGGTGCAGCAGGAGGAGCAGCTATTCAAGGAACATCAAGAACAGTAAGCAATAGTGGTACAATTTACGGATCAACATAATGAGTAGATACTTTTACGCAACAATACCATACAAAACTGTAACGGACGTTGAAGCTGCAGTTAGAAATATGAAAGATACATTAGAGAATAAGCCTACAACTTGGTGTGTTGTAAAGCCTATGATAAATCCTAAAACAATACACCTATCTACTGGAGATGTAATTGGTTGGGAGACAGGTGAACCTTTGAATGACTCACAAATAAAAGCATTAAGTGACTCTGATACTATATATAATGTGTATGCAATTCAAGGCGGTGATAACTTTACAGAAGTAAAAGAAAAAGATGTTGCTACAAAAGTAGCCGATATGAGAAAGTTTTATGCTAATTGGGCAGACGTAACATCTTATTATGACTCTCAAGATAATACACAGAAAAGTGTAACTAACGAGGATATGTCGGGCTATGTCTAGCATCACACCAGAAGAACTAGAAGATATGCTAGATCGTGCAGCCAAGCGTGGTGCTATAGCAGCATTGCGTGAGGTAGGATTACATGATGACGAGGCTCGTAAAGATATAGTTGAGATGCGTAACTTACTAGAAATGTGGCGTGATACACGAAGAGGTGTATGGTCAACCATTGTAAAGATGTCAACAGTAGCAGTAATAACATTCATTGCCGCATCATTGTGGATGCAAATAGGGAAATAAGATATGGCTAAAAAATTCATGGGTTTCAAGCCTGAGACAATGACAAACAAGATACTCCCAGCGTTGGGCTATAATGGACCTAGTGATCAAAAGTCTATCAATGCTTTCCTAGCAGCTAGTCCTGCAGCAGCAGCCAAGATGGGTAAGTACACTATGGCAGCTAGGCAGATGGTTGAGGGTAAGCCTGTTAGTGCAGACAAAGGAACATTTACTATAGGTAATAAAACAATAAGTAGGAAAACTCCTGCACAGGTATCTAGAGAAGCACATGGTAAGAGAAGCCCTTATAGTGCAGCACAAGCAGATACATCACGTAATGCTATTCAAAGGTTCAATGCACAACCACAAGTATTTAAAACAGCGGAGGCACATCAACAAGCTATCCGTGACTTCAGCCGAAGCATAGGCTCACAAAGAGGCGGTGGTGGATCACGACAGCAAGCCTCTCCTGTAGTTGCACAACCAGCAGGACCAGTTGTATATGGACCAGATGGTACGATGTATCCTAATCCTGTTGCGGCACAGCAAGCAGGTGTTACTAATTATACCACAATACCACCTGCTCAAGGTAGTACTACAAATCCAGACGGTTCAGTTACACTAGGTGGTCAATACACAGGACCAACTGGCGCACAAATGCCAAGTGGTTCACTACTATCAAAACAGATAGGTGAAGATCCTAATGCTATGGTAACTAGAGCAGGAGTTGTAGCAGCAGACGGTGGACCAGCAGCACTTGTACCACAAGGTACAGGACAAGCAGGTGCAGCAGCACAGGCAGGGGTTGCAACAGCCCCACAAGCTGCAACAGCAGAAGAAATTGCTGCTATGTCACCAGCAGAGTATCAAGCGTATCAATCACAGCAAGCTTTACAGGCAGCCTTACAAAACTATTTAGCAGCACAAGGACAGGTTAGTCCTGACTCTATTGTAGATCCTGCACAAATGAACCCATTTACAGCAGCAGCACTAGGACTACAGGCTGCACAGATAGGAGCGCCACAAACAGTACAAGCTCCTGCTGATATGACTGTATCACCAGATCAACTAGTATCTGGCTCTACTGTAGATCAAGGAAGAGTAGATGCTACTATAGCAAAGAACCAAGCTGCCTCTGTAAAGACTGAGCTAGACGATTTGATGCAAGACTTCCAAGGTGGTGATCCACCCTCATGGGCTGCAGGGGCTATGCGTAATGCATCAGCAGCAATGGCTGCACGTGGACTGTCAGCTTCTAGTATGGCAGGTATGGCTATTGTACAGGCAGGTATGGAAGCAGCACTACCTATCGCACAGATAGATGCATCCAACAAACAAGAGATGGCTTTACGAAACGCTGAACAACGTGCAAGCTTCTTAGGTATGGAGTTTGATCAAGAGTTCCAAGCCAAGGTAAGAAACGCTGCACGTATATCTGAGATAGCTAACATAAACTTTACAGCAGCACAACAAATAGCATTAGAGAATGCTAAGATGGCACAGACTGTAGACTTAGCTAACCTAGATGCTAGACAGGCAAAGGTCTTAGCTGATGCAGCTACATTATCACAGATAGATTTAGCTAACCTAGACAATAGACAGCAAGCTAACGTACAGAATGCTAAGTCATTCCTACAGATGGACTTGACTAATCTAAGTAATGAACAACAGATGCAAGTTCTTAGAGCGCAAGAAACTGCTCAGTCTATACTGAGTGATGCTGCTGCAGTAAATGCGTCAAGACAGTTCAATGCTACATCTGAGAATCAAACTAATCAGTTCTTTGCAGGACTAGGTTCACAGGTACAAAGGTTCAACGCAGAACAGATCAATGCTATCAACCGTTTCAATGCAGGTGAGACTAATGCAATATCCCAGTTCAATACTGCACAGACAAATGCACGTGATCAGTTTAACGCACAGAACCATCTCATAGTAGCACAAGCAAACGCTGCATGGGCGCAAGCTGTTACTACTGCAGCCAACGCAGCAGCTAACCAAGCAAACAGAGATGCAGCTTTAGTTGCAAACAATCTCACATCTACAATGTATAATAATGCTATACAACGTGAGCGTGATCTGTTAGCATGGGCATGGCAGTCTGGGGAAAGTGAAAGAGATAGAATAACAAAGATAGCGGAGGCACAGATAGATGCAAGTGGAACATCAGATACACTCCTTGAAACTGCTGCTGGTGGTTTTGTTGGTGAGCTTATGACAGGCGCAGCCGCTTACATCATCGGTAAATATTTACCATTCCCGAAGTAAAGGTATAACAATGTACGATCCAAAGTTTTCACAGAAACAAATGTATGATCAGTATGGTAGCTCTCGTAAGACTACTACTACTAATGCTAATAAGCAGTTTGCTGAGACTATGAAGTCAAGCGGTGGTGGTAGAAACATGAGTGGTATAGGTGCAAAGCCACCTAGCTTTGGTGGTGGGCAGGACAACAACCCCAACAGAGATGAGTTTGAAAACAAATCTACTGTAGCTAAAGTATTTGAAAAGACTGTGGATCTATTCAAGTCATTTGGTGCTAAAGAACCAGAGGCTTTAATAGTTGATGGTAAGAGAGTTTACCAAGGTCCAGCGTTTAGAGGGTATGATCCTACTACACGTATAGGACAATTTGGTGGAGAGTACGGTAAGAAAAACTATTTTCTTGGCATGGAAAGTTTTCCAACTTACCCTAGAACAGATGTGTCTCCTACGCTACCTCCTAGCACTATCAATATGTTTGGTGTAAACACAGACAATCCTAGACTAAATATGTTTGGTGTTGAGCGTGGATCTTTTCGTGATCCTGATCCACTAGAACTATCTGTGTCACCAGAAATGCCATCTAATATGGACGCTAAAACTAGGGCATTATCACAAGGAATTATTCCTACTGAGGTAGACTACACTATTAAAAAAGGAGACACTCTATCTGAGATAGCTCAAGACAGAGGTACTACAGTACAAGTTCTGCAACAGTTGAACAACATACCAGACAGTATGAAGAATAAAATATTTGCAGGTGACACTATAAGAGTGCCAGTTAAGAAACTAACAGCTACACAGGCTGCTTTACGTAAAAGTTTAGGAAATAAAGTAGATTATGGTGATGGTGTTGAAGTAGCTGGTGCTTATCCTTTAGTAAATGCAATATCCCCTCTTGTGCCAGATGTAAGTGCTGATACGTATGAGAGTCCAGACGAGATGTCAGACTTAGAAATACTAGCACGTACTATACAAAAAGAGGCAGGAGGCGAATCTGACAAAGGTAAACTTGCTGTTGGTGCTGTAATAGCAAACAGGGTAAAGGCACAATCTTGGATGGGTAAAAACCTAAAAGAAGTAATATTAAAACCGGGTCAGTTTTCCCCTT